TGCCCCTCCACGCTGAGCCTAAGCTCAGAAGATGCCCAGGCGCGCCTCAGTATAGCCTAGGCTCTTGATGGTCTTGAGCAGCTCATCGAGCTCATCAGGGCAAGCGTTGGAGGGCTTGGAGGCCACAGTCCACAGCGCGGCGGCATATGCCTCAACGTCCTTCCATGTCTTAACCTGGGCGGCGCGGTCGGTGACTTGCTTGAGATCATCCTCATCCCAATCAGAAGGGGTCACGCTCCCATCTTCCTCATCTAGTGCGCCCATGGTGGCCACATCTAGGAGGCGTGTCACCACATGCTGAGGTGTGGGGCGCTGATCAGGGCTGAGGCTCTTGAGCGCGGGTGGCATGTCTGCGTCCTCAGGTGGTGTGCTCTCGATGGCCTTATGCTGTGAGGGAGGCTGAGCAGGTGGCGCGCTCACAGGGCGTGGCTGAGCTGTGGGCTCACGGAGCTCCTCACCCAAGCTCTCAGCGCTGATCTTGGCGCGCTCGCTGTCGCTCATGTTCATGTTATCAGCGAGCTCATCAGGTGAGTACATGCCACTCACGGCGTCAGGGTAGACCGCCCTGAGAGCCATGGTGAGCGCTCGCGCCCTGAGCATCTGCATGGGCATCTGTGACCAATTGCGGTTGCGTGTGAGGCCCTGAGCTTTGGCCATGTCAATGGTATAGGTGAACGTGTGGACAATGCTCTCAGGCTCATCATGTCGAGCACATTGGTATGTACAATGATCAGCGTCCCATGAGCTGATGAGCATGAAGCGACAGAGCCCAGAGCGCCTGACTACGCCCGCCACGGCGTCCGCGTTGAGTGAGGGCTTGCCGCTCAGCATGTAACAGTTAGCCTGAGTGACCGCCATGTCCCCACCAAAGTGGGAGCCAAAAGCGGCGTGTAGCCTCAGGCAGTCTTGGGGCTTGGGTGAGATGAGTGAGGCAATCTCTTTAGCCTCTGAGAGGTTGCGTGGTGTGTAGATAGTCATAGTGGCTGCTTTCGTGTGAGTGTGTGGTGAGTGGGGTGTGGGTTAGATGTTGAGCTTGAGGCGAAGGTCAAGGCGCTCGATACGCTCAGCGCTGTCTTGACCGCGCGTCACATACCAGGCTCGCATGATGTGAAACCAATCACGAGAGGTGAGCTTGAATTGGCGACCAAGGCGAGCGCTGATGAGCTCCTCAAGGTTGAGCTGTGTGGCGTCATGGTAGTTCTCAGGGGTGATGGGGTGGATGCTGTCAATGATGTGGAGCTGATGAATCAGCGTGATGATCTCGTCAGGCTTGAGGTGACGTGACACAAAGGGGTGAGGCTCACGCTTTGGCTCAGGCTTAGGCTTGGTGAGCTTGTCAGCGCAGAAGGCAGAGAGGCCAAAGGCCAGGCAGATGAGTGAGGCGAGGAGTAAGGTGGTGATCATTGGTGGAGCTCCTTGGTGATGGTCATGAACATGTCAGGTGTGTAGGTCTTGTTGGTGAGGCGGGTGGCTGCCATGGCTAGGCAGGTGGCCACATGGACTGAGGGGACGTATTGACCCTTGAGGATTCGGCTGAGATAGCTGTTGGTGATGTTGGCGTCATCAGCTAGGTGGGTGAAGGTGTAGCGATCAACCTTGAGGTCTGCTTTCAACTGATCTCTAAAGCTCATGGTGTCTCCTTTGCTGAGCTGTATGAATATTCTTTTAACTCACGTCAATTGTTTTGTCAACTCAGTTTGTCAAATTGTATGAAAATAGTTTGACGTGAGGTCAAGAGTGACCTATATATAAGGGCACACCCTAGCCCCAAGGAGCTCCTATGAGTCACCTGACTAACGCTCAAATCTTCAAGGCCATTGGCTTGGATGACAGCGTGAACCCATCCTCAAAATACACCCTCCTGATCTGCGCTCATGTCCTCATGGATTGGAAGGCATGGAGTGGCCACATCAGCGCTGATCAATTGGCAGCTGCTACCAACCAAAGCTCAAGAGGGGTGCAGCGTCACCTCAAGACATTGGTTGAGGCTGGGTGGCTGTTTCGTCACGCTGAGGTCAGAGGCCCTGGTCTACATCACAAGTCATTCACCATCCTCAACCAAGACAAGGTGAGGGAGGTCTTAAAGCGCGCTCACGATACGACAGAATTGGTCATCGCTCATACGACAGAATTGGTCAAGCCTGTGGCTAAAGTGTCGAGCACATCAGCCTCACCTGATACGACAGATTTGGTCAAGCCTGATACGACAGACCTGGCAGACGCCAAGAATGACACACCTGATACGACAGAATTGGTCAGCGCTGATACGACAGATTTGGTCAAGCTTGATACGACAGATCTGACACTCACCAAAAGTGTCGTAGATGATACGACAGAATTGGTCAGCACTACGACAGAATTGGTCAGCGACTCACCAAATCTGTCGTACATATCAATATACTCCAATAATACTCAATATAAACCAATTGAGGTAGAGCCTGAATCAGAGCCGCGCGTGAAGCGTGGCGTCCTTCAAGATGGTTTTGAGTGGTGTGAGAGGTGTAAGCAGAACGTGAGCATGGATGAGCCTCACACTTATCCACACTCTAAACTCATCTGCTCTGAAGATCAGCCAACGCCTGAGCAGGTCAAGGCCATGGAGTGGGATCGAGCTTGGGGAGCTCATCAAGAGCAAGTGACCAAGCCAGAGCCTAAGCCCATGATCGAGCGCCAAGAGGGTAATTTATTTTATATTGATGAGATTCATGACGAGCTCGACTACAAGCGCCAAGTCTTGAAGGTGGTCGGTCAGCCTGACACGCAGCTCATCAGACAAGCCCTGTGGACACGCCAAGGCGATGATCTCTATCAACAGATGAAGGATGAGCTCATAGCTCCACGCTCAGCCATTGATTGGGTCATGCTCCAAGCTGGGCGTGAGGTCACAGCGCCCACACCTCCACCACCTCCAAAGCCTTCACCTGTGAGGACTGTAAGCGTTGAGGAGCAGATGAAGATCAGGCAAGCTGACCTAGCATGGATGAGTGGACAGACGAACAATGGAGACAGCAACATATGGTGATTGACTACCACGGCCTCAATGCTGAGAATTTCCCACCCTCAGAGTGGGTCAGCTCCTCAGGCTACCTCACAACCAACCCCCTTCCCTACTGTGATGAGTGTGCAGCTCATGATGGGTGGGTTTATACTGAGCGACAGGCAGACATAGCGCCCACGGCTAAGCGCTGCCCTATCTGTCACCCGCTTAGGAAGCGCCTCCAACACCTTGAGGACGCCAAGCTGCCTTATGTGGCTCATCAGCACACCCTCAATGATTATGAGTGGGACAGCCCAGAGCAGAGGGAGCGCGTGGGCGCTGTGCTCGATTGGATACATGGCCACTCTAAACCCATCGACAAGCCAGCGGTCATGTTGTGGGGAGCTCCTGGGAACGGAAAGAGCACCATACTCCACATCCTAGCCAAACATGCTGTGTTTCAAGGCAAGCGCGCTCTCTTCCTCACTCATGAGGGATGGTTTACCGACCTCAGAGCATCTTGGAAGGCTGAGGGGCTCAACCTCCATCAGATACTTGAGCGTGTTGACCTCCTCTGTCTTGATGAGCTTGGAGGGCTTGGAGGTGGTGGCAGGTGGAGCGATTGGTACAAGTCACAGACTAGAGAGATGATTGGCGCCATCTATGACAGGTGGGCGGCTAAGAGCTTGGCTGTGGTCTGTACTAGCAACCTCACGCCGCGCGTCATCACTAAAGACCTGTGCGACAACAACAGCGCTGTGAGGTCAAGGCTTGGCGCTATCTTTGGGAAGCCTGTGAAGATGGTGGGCCATGATAGGCGAGCGGGGGTTGATGATGGATGGGGTTAAGGTCAGAAAGGTCGTGAGAGCTTGGCGAGCTCAGGGCCTTTCATATCCCGACATTCAAGCGCGCTGTAATGAGTTAGGCTACACCACACAGCTTGGCACAAACCCATCACTCAACACTCTCAACAAGTGGTGTAAAGGTGTTATTAAACCGCATAAGCCACAGCGCCCCAAGAGCCCACCACCGCGCTCGTATGACAACAAGCCTAGGACATTCCCTCCGAGCCTGATCATCAAGCTAGCTCACGACATCGCAGACGAGCGCGCCAAGCTCCTTATGATCAAGACATGGCACCAAGAGGGCGCTACCTTCTCAATGATTCGGGACCGATGCGCCGCTCATGGAATCACCACCCTCTACGGAAAGACACCTAGCCGACCCACGCTACACAGATGGGTAAACGAGCCAGAGCTATCAACCTTTATGGCTTTACAGAGGTTATTGGGGTCAAGATGGCGCGAGTATCATAATGAATTAGCTTTAAAGGTGGGTAGGGTCAGATTTAGGTAGATCATGTCACGCTAGGCTCAACTCATAGCAGAGAGCTACCACTCAAATACAATAAGCCAAGAGGCGGCTCATCCCATCCACCTCCATGACTAGCTCCCTTACTGCGCTCGCGTAGTCCCTTATCTCTGCCTGGGAGTGAGTGGCTAACCTGAGCTTGAGGAAGTGGATGAGGGCATGGAGTGAACAGGTCCAATAACACTCTGACATGAGGCTGAGAGGAAGCACAGCGCGCGCTTGCTCCTTAGCCACACCCACCTTGAGCAGCTCCT